CTTTTCCCGATCAAAACGCTCCCGTACTGTGTGCCGAGACGGACATCCATGAGATTCACGCCATGCTGACAGACGCCTGCCGCGCTGTGCTGGAAGATATCGGGCTGGCGATTGAGCGGCAGAAGAAAACGATTACCAGAGGATAGCCATGAACATTGAAACGATTGCCGTTGACCTGCTGATCCCATACGCACGAAACAGTCGGACTCACTCCGATGAGCAAGTGGCGCAGATCGCGGCGTCAATCCGCGAATTCGGATTCACCAACCCGGTACTGATCGACGGCCAAGACGGGATTATTGCCGGGCATGGCCGCGTACTCGGAGCGAGGAAACTCGGCATGTCCGACGTGCCGTGCATCCGCCTGGCGCACCTGAGCGAAGCGCAGAAGCGCGCCTACATCATCGCCGACAACAAGCTGGCCCTAAATAGCGGATGGGACGACGAAACCCTGGCGCTTGAGCTGGCCGACCTCCGCGACGCCAGCTTTGACCTTGATCTAATCGGCTTCTCCGGCAAAGAGCTGGACGGCCTTTTATTGATCGACGGTGAATTGGCCGGACCCGGCGAAAGCGCCAGCGACACCGGCATCAACTATCAAGAAAAATTCTGCATCCTGGTCGATTGCTCCGGCGAGGACGACCAGCGCAAAAAATACGACGCGCTCACCGCCGCTGGCTACGCCTGCCGCGTTCTGGTTAATTAAAGGGGCCAAAAATGAAAGTCCAAGTCCGCAACAAATGCTCCGACTTCAACACCTACCGCGCCGCCCGCGTTAAATCGCTATTCAACTGCGACAGCGGGGCCGACTTTTCGCTCGACGCCGACCTGCCGCTCGAGGATACCGACTGGAAAATCGGCGTCGTGGTCGGGCCGTCCGGCTCTGGCAAAACCAGCATCGGGCGCACCATCTGGCCGGATGTCGGCATTTATGACGGCGACCACGGCTGGCCGGCAGACAAGCCTATCGTCGAATCCATCGCGCCCGCCGGCAACTTTGACGATGTGACCGGCGCCCTGTCGGCTGTCGGCCTCGGCAGCGTGCCGGCCTGGCTGCGCCCGTATAGCGCGCTGTCAAACGGCGAGAAGTTCCGCGCCGGCCTGGCCCGCATCATTGCCGAAGGCAAGCAGCGCGTCATCATCGACGAGTTCACCTCCGTCGTTGACCGGCAAATTGCCAAGGTCGGGGCCGGCGCATTCAGCAAATCATGGAAGCGCGGCGGCGGCCAGGCGATTTTATTGTCCTGCCATTACGACGTGCTGGACTGGATCGAGCCGGATTGGGTCTTTGATACCCGCACCGGCGAATTACAACGGGGGTCACTTTGGCGACGCCCAAAGTTTGAGCTTGAGATTTTCCAGACAAACGGCTCGTACTGGCCTATGTTTGAGCCGCATCACTACCTGAAGCTGCCGCGCATGGTGGCCGCAAAGTATTACGTCGGCTTCGTTGACGGCGAGGCCGTTTGCCACATTGCTACCGCGCCCCGGCTGGAAGTCGGCGGTATGCGGGCGTGCCGTATGGTGGTTATGCCCGAGTGGCAGGGGGCGGGCGTTGGTATGAAGTTTTTGAACGAGGTGTGCCGCCTGCAATTCACCGACGCCAACAAGTTCGCCGACCGCACCAAGGCCGTCTATTTCCACACCTCGCACCCCGGCCTGTGCGCCGCGCTGCGCCGGGACAAGCGGTGGGTGCAGGTTAGCCAGATGATGGGCGGTGCGCACAAAGGCAAAAGCGGCGCGAGGATCAAGAAATCGGGCAATAGCGTTTCGAATTCCGGCTACGGCGGCCACCACCGCGCCGTGCAGGGTTTCAAAATGCAAAGGGCGCTCGCCGTATGAACATCCTGATCGCCGGGCAAAAATGGTTCGGGGCCGAAGTGTTCCGCGCCTTGCGCGCCTTGCCGGGCGTGTCAATCAAGGCCGTGTGCGCCCCTACGGGCGGCGACAAGCTGGCCGGGCAGGCTAGCCTCTACGGCGTGCCGGTTATCGCGTCAGGCACGCTAAACGCCGCGTCTATGCCGGAAGGGATTGATTTGATCGTGGCCGCGCACTCGCACGACTTTATCGGGCAGGCAACGCGGCTGCGCGCCAAGTGGGGCGGCATCGGCTACCACCCGAGCCTGCTGCCGCTGCACCGGGGTCGGGACTCTATCCGCTGGGCTATCCGCATGGGCGAGCGCGTGACCGGCGGGAGCGTGTACCGGCTGTCAAACCGCATGGACGGCGGCGACGTGCTGGCGCAGCGCCATGTATTTATCAGGCCCGGCGACACCGCCGAGGAATTGTGGCGCCGTGACCTGGCGCCGCTGGGCGTAGAACTGTTGGCGCAGACCGTGGCGGCTTACGCCGAGGGCGGCTACGTTCACGGGGCCGCGCAGGATGAGGCGCTGGCAACCTGGGAGCCGTCGATTGACCGGCCGCCCGCGTTCAGGCCCGACCTGCTCATGCTGCCGGCCCCGCGCCGCCATCCGTGGTACGACGCCGAGTTTAACGACGACATAGCCGACGTCATCGCCGCCGAACGCGGGCGGTTTTCTACGGTCAACCGGAAAAAATGAGCCAAAAGCAAATCCATTGTCTTGACACCTTCTGGAGCGCCGCCCGCCCGCGCCGCGCCTTAACTGTCAGCCAGTGGGCAGACGATCACCGCGTTCTGTCAGGCAAGCAGGCAGGCGAACGCGGGCGATGGCGTACTTCTCGCAATCCGATTCTGCGCGAAATCATGGATTGCCTGTCGGCTTCCAGCCGCGTAACCGATATCTGGGTGATGAAGTCCTCGCAGGTCGGCGTCACCGAGGCCACCGTCAACTTCCTTGGCTACACCTTCGACCACGCACCCGCTCCGGTGATGGTACTCATGCCGACACTTGACGCCCGCGACGCATGGAAAGCTCAGAAGCTGAACCCGCTGCTGCTGGAGACGCCGGTTATCCGTGACTTGCTTGGCGGCCAGCGTTCGCGTGATTCTGCTAACTCCAAAGACATGATCGACTTCCCAGGCGGCGTCTTGTTTTTGTCCGGAGGCAACTCGCCCAACAGCTACGCACAGCGCTCCGTCCGCTACCTCATCATGGACGACCTTGACCGCTTTCCCGGAGAGGTTGGCGAGGAAGGCGACCCGGTATCACTTGCGAAAGGCCGCACCAAGTCATTCGCCCGACCGAAGCGGCTCTATATCAGCACTCCGACCGTGAAAGACGAAAGCCTGATCGAGCGCGGCTATCTGGAGTCGGACCAGCGGCGCTATTTCGTTCCGTGCCCGCGATGCGGAGAAACACAGGCACTTGAATGGGGCGGCAGCGACGCAGCTCACGGCATCAAATGGCGCGGTGAAGGCGAAAACCTCGAAGCCTATTATGTGTGCATCGCCTGCAATGGCGAAATCTACGAACACAACAAGCCGGCGATGCTTTCAGCGGGCCGTTGGATATCCGGAAACCCGGAGCGCAGCACGCGGGGCTATCACATCAGCGCCCTCTATGCCCCAATTGGCCTCGGTCCATCATGGTCTGATCTAGTCAAGGAGTGGCTGACCGCAGTCAAATCAACATCAACGCTGCGGACATTCGTCAATACCCACCTTGGCGAAGTCTGGGAAGAACGTGGCGATCAGATAGACGCTACCGGCCTGATAACCAGGCTCGAAGAATACGACGAAAAGCCAAAAGCGCTTGCCCGCACCGCAGGCGTCGACGTACAGAAGGACCGGATTGAGGTCACCGTGGTCGATTGGGGAGACGGCGAAGAGGCGTGGACCATGGATCACATCATCATTCCCGGCGACACGGCACAGCCTGACGTGTGGATGCAACTCGACGGAGAATTGCGGTTCTGGGCGCCGGAAGTTGTCGCAATAGACAGCGGCTACAACACCAGCATGGTTTACGCCTTCTGCGAGCCGCGCCGATGGGCCGTAGCAGTCAAGGGGCGGGCCGGGCCGAACGTGCCGATTGTTGAAAATGAGAAAGCCCGTCGCCAGCGCCTGCGCGGACAGATCAAGCGGGGATTGACGGTGCATCTAATCGGCGACGATCAGGCAAAGGCGCTGATCTACAGCCGCCTGAAGATCATCACGCCCGGACCGGCGTATATACACTTCCCGAGCGATGCCAGCTTTGATGACGAATACTTCGCACAGCTCACCGCAGAAAAGCTGGTGACGAAGATGCGTGGCACCCGCCCCTACGCCGAGTGGGTGCAGACGCGCCCACGCAACGAAGCCTTGGACTGTTGGAAATACGCTCTGGCAGCCCTACGCCTGTCAGGAATCAACCTCGAATTGCGGGCTGCTGCAACTGTTTCAGAATCCGCGAGCGGCAAGAATTCGCCATCCGTACCGACAAACCTGCTCGCGTCCCGTGCGGCAGAACTCAATGAAAGGATTCGCGCCCGTGCAAGAAGATGACTTTATCGTGTCCGTTATCGACACTGTTTCGGAACACGTGACAATCCCCAAGCCCAAGCGCGCCGATATCGACAGATCACTGCGCCTGAATTGGGGTGGCATGCCAGTGTACATTGCCGTGCGCTCGCCGATGTTGCGAAAAGAAATCCGGGAGGCCGTTGGAACATACGAGGAAATCGCCAAGCGTTTCAGCGTCAACAAAACGACTGTCTGGCGAATCCGTAAAGGTCGATAGTTGCAATTCTTCGTGTATTTGCAATCGCCACATTGGCCACAATCACGACGGGCAGTACCTGGCGCATCGGAATAACGGGAAACAATGGCATATACCACGACACAGCTCGCGGCGATTGAGGCTGCAATCGCGACGGGTGAATTAACCGTCGAAATAGATAACCGGCGCGTCACCTATCGCTCTATCAGCGATTTGCTAAAGGCCAAGCGCGAAATAGAAGCCGGCTTGATTGCCGCTGCGACGATCGCGACGCCGGTCACACAGAGCTATGTTCAGCGGGTGCGGAATTGAACGCACTCGACAAACTGATCACCCTGTTCAGCCCGGAAGCCGGGTTGAAACGCCAGGTTGCCCGTGCTGCGATACAGCGCGCCGGCGCCCGTGCTGCGGACTCGCTGAACCTTCGAGCCTACGAAGGCGCGAAGACTGGCCGACGCACCGGAGGCTGGATCACCGGAGCCACGAGCGCGGATGCCGAAGTCGCTAGCAGCGCTGTCAAGCTGCGGGATCGCACCCGCTCACTGTGCCGGGACAACCCATACGCCAGCCGCGCCCGTGATGTGTACGTCGCGAATGTGGTTGGCACGGGAATCACCGTCAAGGCTGGCAGCGCGAAGGAAGCATTCGAGCAGTGGACCACAGAATGCGACGCCGATGGCATGCTGGACTTCTACGGCCTACAGGCCCTCGTTATGCGCTGCGTTTTCGAGTCTGGCGAATGCCTGATTCGCTACCGGGAACGCCGGCCAGAAGATGGGCTACTTGTCCCGCTGCAATTGCAGGTGCTTGAGCCGGACTATCTCGACGCCACCAAGACGGGAGCCGTCAACGGCGGCGGCTGGTTGATATCTGGGATTGAATACAACGCCATCGGCCAGCGCGTTGCCTATCACCTCCACAACCAGCACCCTGGCGACGTGGCGAACAGATCGAAGCCGCTGGAATCGAAACGGATCCCGGCCGATCAGGTATTGCATATCTTCGAGCGGTTGCGCCCCGGACAGTCTCGCGGCGTGCCGCGAATGTCCAGCATCCTGCTCAAGATGCGGGACCTTGACGACTACGAAGAGGCCGAGCTAGTCCGCAAGGGAATCGAGTCTTGTTTCTCGGCGATTGTCACCACCGAAGACAATGGCGTCAGCCTCTCCGAAGGCACAACTGATATCAACGGGAACAGGATCGAAACGCTTGGGGCTGGGCTAATCCAGTATCTCAAGCCAGGGCAGGATATCCGCTTCGGTGCGCCGGCCAATGGCGGCGATTACGGCGCATATACCAAGACGCAGCTACGGGCGATTGCTTCGGGCATCGGGATCACTTACGAGCAAATGACTGGCGATCTGTCGGACGTCAACTATTCATCAATTCGCGCCGGCCTCGTTGAATTTTACAAGACGGTCGACATGCTCCAGTGGCATGTGCTGGTCCCGATGATGTTGGCGCCGATCTGGAAACGCTGGGCAGAGACTGCATTCGCCGTCAAGGCTATCCGCACCCCTGCGCCGGCCATGGCCAAGTGGACTCCCCCGCGTCGGCAGTGGGTTGACCCGCTCAAAGACGTCAACGCGGCGCGTGCGGAAATTTCTGCTGGCATCACCAGCATTTCCGAAACCATCCGCGCTAGGGGCGAAGATCCTGACAAAATCTTCGCCGAGATTGCCGACGAGCGGAAACATCTTGAAACGCTCGGGATAACAGTCGACGTCATCGCCGTGCCGCCAGTCTCACCCGTTGATACTGCCGCCGCCAGCGCCGACACGCAGGCCAACGGCAAAGCGCTTGCCGAGATTGAACACCAGCGTGAAATCGCCGAAATCATGCAACGCCATCAAGAGCAGAACTCGGCGCGGCTCGAAGCTGGCGTATCGGCAATTGCTGCGGCGGTGCGTGAGCAACCATCCCACGTCATCAATGTTGCTGCCCCGATTGTCAATGTCGCACCGGCAGATGTTCGCGTCGACAACATCATCCCGGAGCAGCCCGCCCCGGTTGTCAATGTCGCCGCGCCTGCGGTACGAGTCGATAACCACGCCCCGGCCAATCCTGCTCCGGTCGTCAATGTCGCACAGCCGAATATCACCGTCGAAAATACCGTGATGCCGGCATCTGTCGAATTGACGCTCCCGGCACGCAAGACGGAAACAACCATCATTCGCGACAAGGCAGGAAACATTGCCCACGCCACCCAGATCGAAGAAGACGCCTAAAAAGGAAACCCAATGGCCGCAACAGTACAGCTAGTCGAAAAAAACGGAGCCGGTGGAACACAGACGGACAAGACGAGCGGGAATATCAGATTCAAGAATGCCGACAACAGCACCGTCGACACCAGCAACCCGATGGTGAAACCAGGCGCCGGCTTCGACTACTCGTTCGAGAAGTGGCTGCGAATGAACGTGTCTGGCGGCACCTACACAGAGATCACCAACGTCAAGGTCTATATGGACGGCGCGAATGGGCTTGGAACTGGCGTTACACTCTATGCCAAAGCAGTCACCGCCTATGCCACGCCGGCAGAAGCCACCGCGACGGCGGGCTATGCCGACGCATTCACGTACACCAGCGGATCCCCGCTTACCCTCGGTGCCGGCCCCTACACCGGCACCGGCGAAAAAGCTGATCACTGCGTCATGATGCTGACGGTAGGGACGACCGCATCTGGTGGAATCACGCCAAGCGAAACGTTGACGCTTTCTTGGGATGAAATATGACATTGGCATGAATAAAGTCCATGAAATCACCACCGACGCGGAAGGAAATCACGTCGGCACAGATGGCGATATCACCGTGTCGCTTGTCGGTGGCAGGATGTTCAAGCGCCGCGCCATCAAAGGCGTCGGCACGGAAGGCGCGCAGGAAGTCTGCTGGCTTGTCTGTGAACTCGACGGCGTGCGCGTCTATCAGTCCGGGCGCCATGTAATCGTCACCCGTGCTGACATCAATCCCTAGCGGCAATGAATGACACCGGGCGAGTAGATCTCTTTCGCGTAACCACGTTGCTCGACACGGTCCTGCAAGAGGTGAGTACGCTGCTTGAGAATGAGCGGGAGTATGTGAGGCGTATACCGGAGGACGTTGACGAGCTTGAGGTAACTGTCCGGATCATGAAACGCCCAATGTACGAGCTTGCTCATGGCCGCGTACTGCTGGTCGAAGCCATCGACCGATTCCGCTCAGCAGCCACCAAGGTGTAAAAATGAATGCCGATACGCGCACGCATGAATTGTTGGATTGTCGCCATGTGGTTGTGGCTGGCAGCGGGGGGGCATCCATACTCGTGGGTTCGTCGCTCTCACGCGTTCCGGGGGTTGATTCCGCACTTCGGGTACTCCGAGCGAACAGGCTTTCGCTATTACCGCAGCATCGAATACCGCCCCCCGAAAAACAGACTGTGGACAGAGGAAGATCTTGGGATCGTGTTCTCCGGCGAGTTCGTCGTTACCCACTATCGGCTAATCGCGGTGCGGCGATGGGAGACCAAAGAGCAGGCGCTGGCAGATCACTATTTCGGAAAACATCATGAGCATATCCGCTAACTTTTTCACGCAGATGCATGAACTGTGGTGGATTGTCTTGCTCGCCGTGTGCATCGCCGCCGCCGTGGCCATACTCTTCGGGATCGCCATGGAGCGGATGCGGCATAAGGACCCAGAGCCGCCGTATCGACTGGAATTTGACGAATTTTACTTTGACGACAGGAAACCAAAATGACACCAGAACAATACGCCATCCTCAACGATCTTGCTGCCGCCGACCCAGTTGCGCAAGCCTATGTGACAGACGCCGGAGCCGACGATCAGGCCCTGGCGGACTGGCTGAATGCTGCGACGACCAAGTATATCTGGCGGACGTACACGCCCGGCGATGATGTGTACGATGCGATCACGTGGGCCAACCTGACTCCGGCAGACGCACCGAACGGAACTGCGCTCTGGACCAATCGTGCATTGATGTGTCAGGCCAAGCAGATCAACTTGCAGATCATGCTGCAAGGCAAGGAGCGCGTCGCTACGTCGAAACCAAATATCAGGAACAGCCTGTCAGACGCCCTGCTCAACGTCCCAAGCGCGGCGGGTGGTGAAAAGCAAGGCGCTGGATGGGCGGCAGTCAAGGCGGCTATATCCCGCATCGGCACCCGTGCCGAGATGGCGCTGGCCACTGGAGCAGGGACACAGGCATCCCCGTCGACACCGGCGTGGGAAGGCATGTTCACGGCGTCTGAAGCCTCGGCTGTGCGGGTGTCGTAATGGCCGCCTCTCGCGTCGAAACACAGATCACGTGGAGCGCGGCCAACTCGGTCACCGTGTCCAGTGCGACCGTTGTCTGGTCTGATGCTTTCACATTCCATATAGACGACTGGGAGGCTGAGGTACAGGTCAACGCAGACAACGCCGGAACTCCGTCGTCAGGCGACGTATGCGACGTTTATATTGCCTATACGACTGGCGATATCCTCGGCGATTCCGGCAGCGATTACACGTCGGTGGAGCATTCCGAATTCGCCACCCGGCTCGATACCTTCACAGCCAACACGCCCGGCGAAGACCCGGCTAACCGCAGCTTCCCGGTTCGCACCGCGCCGCTTGGCTTCAAAGTCGGTGTGTCATGCCCGCAGGCAGCATTGCGCAATATCGTCGTGCGGGCGCGCATCGTTACGCATCGCGGGCCGTAGATGTACCGCAAGAAGTCCGTGCCGTGGACTAGTCAGCCGGGGGTTTTCACCGGATTTTCTGCGCCATGGAATAGAGGACTGAAGTTCGCGTTTGAGGCGTCGCTTGGCAAGCGCGATCTGGTGACGAATTACGCCTCTGGACCAGTCTCTGGAGTCTCTTTTAGCGGCGGCGTAAAAGGAGTTCAGGCGAATTTTTCCGGGTCGCAGGCTGACAAGTCATGCACCTTCGGCGTGCACCATGGTATGGACGGAGCCACCGAAGCGACTTGGGATGTGCTTGTGTATTTCTCAGGTGCGAATCCAACCGGTATCATCTGCGGACAGTGGGACGGGTACACGCAGGAGTGGCTGCTTCAGGCATCTTCGGGGTCCCTGATCTGGGTTCCTGCGGATAATAGTTTATCGGCCAGAACGAGATTCGATCTATCGGGTGCATTTCCGACGGCGGGTTGGTATCGCATCATCTGTTCGTGGTGGAGCACATCAAGCAAGCTGCTTCTGATCAACGGCGTCAACAAGACCGCATCGATTTCGGTGTATTCGACAGGCGCAGCAAACATCGGCACTAACAACACGGTCGATGAATTGCAGATCGGCATGGCCTCCGGCAATAGTGCGCTGAACGGGGCCGTCGTCTTTGCCAGAGCGTGGAATGTCAAGAAAACTCTCGCGGAATTGCGGGATTTGCACAATGTTCCGTGGCGGATATTCAAGCCCCTTCCGGGATATTTCCCGGTTGCGGCAGCCGGATCAACTCCAAAGACGGCGACAGCAAACATTGCCGCCGCGATCCAGGCACCGCGCTCGGCTAATGCCGGCGTTGCCGCCGCGATCCGGGTGTCGAACACCTCGACGGCCTCGCTATCCGCAGCGATTGCCCAGCGGAACACAGCAACCACATCTGTCTCGGCGGTTATCAAAGCGGGAATCACGGCAACCGCGTCTGTCAATGCGGCGATTCAGGCACCGCGAAGCGCTACCGCATCCCTGTCCGCAGCAGTCAGGGCAGGACAAAGCGCAACAGCCAGCCTGTCGGCAGCCGTTCGGCTTGCAGCAGCCGCAACAGCATCGCTGTCGGCAGCAGTCCGTGCTGGACAAACTGCAACAGCCAGTATATCCGGCGCGGTACAAGTTTCAGCAACCGCAACAGCTAGTCTATCCGCGAGTATCACCGCACCGGGCGCGTTATCGATTACAGCCAGCCTGTCGGCTGCTGTCCGCCAAGCGAATGCCGCTACCGCGTCCATTGATTCTGCAATCCGTGCGGCCCGCACTGCCAGCGCTTCAATCGACTCGGCAATCACAGCGCAACGCACCGCCAGCGCCTCGGCCAGTGCTGCCGTGTCCGTTGCCTTCTCGGTTTCGGCCAGCCTGGATTCTGCTGTTCAGCGGGTGGCAATCGCAAGTGCGTCGCTCAGTGCTTATGTGCAAGCCGACACGACGATTACGCAAGCCGAGGTCGACATGTTGGCAGATATCTGGCGTCGCCTTGGCTTGGATATCGCCAATCCACTGGTGCAAGGTACGACCACTCTGACATTCGGCCCGACGATCACACTGTCAGGATCTGGCACGATTACCAGCACCCGCACCGGCGCACCGGCATCCGGCCCCGCTGCTGGTGTCATGCTCCTCGATGTCTGGCAGCGGCTCGGGCTTGATCCTGCGAACCCGATGACTGCCAGCGATACGGCTATCAACGCGGGGGCCGTCAGTCAGACTGTCAGCGAGTCTGCCGGAACGGTAACGGTGCAGCGTGCTTGATCCACGTGCCATCGCTACGCTCGGAATTGGCTACGGTGCCGATCTGCTGGCGCGCATCGGGCTATGGCCGTCGACGTCCGTCATCATGCCTCCCCTCAAATATCGGAGCGGGACCGGATTCTCAACAGCAAAGCCTCCACAAATCCGGCCAGTCGAAGACGATGAGGCGTTTTTGTTGTCTGTGCTGCTGTAAAAAACTGCAATTTTCCGTGTATTTGCAATTGCAGCCTCGGTGATGATGGCGCCATTATTGGCAGCCGGGTTTCAGCATGGACAAATCCCGTATCGAGGGAATGCTTTATCGCACATCGGACGCCCCAACCGTGCGCGAAGGGGCAGACGGAAACACCGTCTTGGCGCTTTCGTTCTCGTCCGAAACTCCGTACACAAGATCCTCCTGGTTTGACGAACCCTGGGTGGAGATTCTCGGGCATAAATCGTCCGAGGTCGATCTATCACGACTGAATGCTGGCGCTCCGGTGCTGGCAAATCATGATCGCGGCGCTACCGCATCCACTTCGCCAATGGCGTCAATCGGCGTCGTCGACAAGGCATGGATCGAGGACGGCGTTGGGCGCGCAGAAATCCGCCTCTCGCGCCGTCCGGAAATCGCCGGGCTTCTGCAGGACATCGCCGATGGCATCGTGCGCAATGTCTCGGTTGGCTATCAGATCAACGAGCGCACCTTGCTCAGATCACACTCGGACGCGCCGGACGAGTACCGGGTAACTTCATGGACACCGATGGAAATTTCCCTTGTCGACCTGCCGGCCGACGCCACGATTGGAATCGGCAGAAGCCAGAATTTTGAAGTTGTACAACTGCCGGACTCCGGCGACACCCAAAGAAAGGAGTCCACTATGGACAATAAAGAGCAGGACCAACTCAACCTCGACGTTATTCGTCGGGAAGCAACCGCCGCTGAACGTGCCCGCGTCACTGAAATCAACGAGGCTGTTCGCGGCCTGCGTCTTGATCAATCATTCGCAGATGAGCTGATTGCCAAGGACACGTCAGCCGACGAAGCGCGCCGCCTGGCAATCGCCAAGGCTGCCGAGCGCAGCAATGACACGATCAAGCCGCCAATGGGCCACATCGAAACGCTTGTCGACGAGGTTGAAACCCGTCGGGCCGGCGTTGAAGAGGCTCTCCTTCATCGCTACAACCCCGCACAACACAAGCTGTCGGACAACGGAAAGCGCTTCTCTGGCCTGTCGCTGATCGAAATCGGCCGCGAACTGCTCACTCAACGCGGCGTCGATATTCGCGGAATGAGCCGGGATCAGATCGCTACCCGAGCCATGCTGACGACTGGCGATTTTCCGTACATCCTCGCCAACGTCGCCAACAAGACGTTGCGCCAGGCGTATGAAGCGGCCCCGCAGACGTTCAAGCCGTTCACCCGGATGGTGACTGCGCCTGACTTCAAGACCATCGCCCGCACCGCTCTCGGCGATTCTCCGACTCTTGAGAAGGTCAACGAGCATGGCGAATACAAGTATGGCTCCGTCTCGGAAGCTCGCGAAACCTACGCCATCGCGTCATACGGCAAGATCGTTGCACTGACTCGCCAGACGCTGATCAATGACGATCTCTCGGCATTCACCCGTTTGCCGGAAATGTTCGGCCGCGCCGCTGCGGATCTGGAATCGGACACCGTTTGGGGCATCATCACCGCCAACGCCGCACTGGCCGACAGCATCGCCCTATTCCACGCCAGCCACGGTAATCTGCCAACCGGCGCCGCCATCTCCGTCGCACAGCTTGGTGTTTGCCGCGCCGCGATGCGGGTTCAGACTGGCCTTGACGGCCGCAAAATCAACGTCACCCCGCGCTATCTGCTGGTGCCGGCTGCTCTGGAAACCATCGCCCAGCAATTCACCAGCCAGGCTTACGCCGCTTCCGCCTCGTCCTCGATCAACCCATTTGCCGGTGCCCTTCAAGTGCTTGCCGAGCCGCGTCTCGACACTGCCAGCACCACGGCATGGTATATGGCCGCCGATCCTGCACAGATCGACACCATCGAGTATGCCTACCTAGAGGGCAACCAAGGCGTCTACCTCGAAACCAAGGACGGCTGGGAAATCGACGGCGTTGAATTCAAGGCCCGCCTCGACTTCGGCGCCAAGGCTATCGACTTCCGTGGCCTGGTCAAGGGTAACTAAGACTGATCTCTGGGCGCCCATAAGCGCCCGGATAACCCGAAAGGAAAGAAACAATGAAGACGTACAAGCAAGAAGGTGAAGTCCTTACCCTTACCCCCGGCGCTGCCGTCGCATCCGGCATCGGCTATCTGTTCGGTGCCGGCCTATTCGGCGTCGCCACGCAAGACGTGGCCATCAGCACTCCCGGAGAATTCGTCGTTGAGGGCGTTGTCGAAATCGGCAAAACCTCTGCGCTGGCCATCTCCGTCGGGGACCGGCTGTTCTGGGATTCGACGAACAAGGTTGTCAACAAGACGACCACGGCCCAACAGGTTGTTGGCGTCGCGGTGTCGGCTGCAAGCAACCCGTCGCCAACCGTGCTGATGAAGATTGGCCAGTATCTGCCGGTTGCTACCTGATCCACTGTAGCGAATGGTCGACTTTGCCGCTCACACCGGGAATATCATCGGCCGCCTTGGGCGGCCGGTCATCATTACGCCGAGCGGCCAAGCTCTGCGCGTTGTGACAGGGGTATTTGTACAGTCTCCAGCGCTTGCATTTGATTTGGTGGCCGGCGTGTCGCCGATGCTGCGCCTGACAGCGCAAGACGCGGCGGGAGTTGTCAACGGAGACCCGGTACTGGTCGGCAGTACCAGCTACACCGTTACCCGTGCGCAGGCCGATAGCGAGGCCGGCGATGTACTGCTTTCTCTGGATACTGTCTGATGGCAACGCATGTTGCCGACCGTATCCTGGCTGCCCTGAAGTCGCAGCTTGCCTTGACGATGGGCGCATCAGGAGTGCACCTCGTCCCGCTGCACATGATAGACGCGGGAACCCTTCCCGTTGTCATCATTGACCAGGTGCGAGATACGGTTACAGAGTCGACCGGAGTATTTCCAGTCTATCAGACACACAGGCTTGAGATGACCGTCCGCATTTGCATCATGGCGACGGAATCAACGTTCGACGCGGCACTTGGAACCTTACACGAGGCCGTGTCGAAGGCACTTACCGGAACAGCATCCGCCATAACGCTTGGAAATATCCTGACGCGTGGACTGCGTATCGACGGCGAGGAACTGTTCGCCGACGCCGAATCACTCCAGAAGCCTGTTGGCGGATGGGCCATCGCAGTGAGTTGCATTTACAACACCCGCTCAGATCAACCGGGCAATTTTGAGAAGGAATTAACACCATGAGCTTTATCGGAACCGGCAAAATCAAAATTGCCCAATATTCGTCCGGCGCTACCTTCGGGGCGCGCAAATTCCGCGATGTCGGAAACGCTTCTATCTTCGAGTATTCATTCTCGGAAGAGAAAAAGGAACTCAAGAATTTCCAAGACCCCTCCGGCGGCCTTGCCGCATCGGTGTCGAAGATAGACAAGGTTGAGGGCAAGATCGACTTTCGCAAGATTTCCGCCGCTAACCTTGCGCTCGCGCTGTGGGGTTCAACCAGCACGCTGAACACGACGGCGATCACCGGCGAATCGCACGTTATCAACGCCAGCGCCTTCATCCCGACTTCACGGCTCATCAATACCTCTGTCGCCCCCGTCGTCAAGAAGGGCGCCACTGTCCTGACCGGCTCCGGAACCGATTACACGGTCTCGGTGGGCGGCATCACGATTGCCGATACCATCGTTGCTGCCGGCGTGGTTGATGGCGACACGATCACCATCGACTACACGCCAAAGGCGTCGACTGACGTGCAGGCGCTGATCTCGGCGGCCCCTGATATCTCGCTGTTCTTCGAGGGAACCAATCTGGTCGACTCCAAGGCGGCATTGGCTCGGGTCTACAAGGCCAAGCTCGGCGTGGCGTCCAATATCAGCATGATCGGCGAAGACTTCGCCACCCTGTCTGTGACCTTCACGATAACGAAGGACGAGACGGTATCTTCTGCCGGCGGAACTCTCAGCCAGTTCCTCAAGCTTGAGCTTGAGTCCTGAGCATGCGTGTTGTTCGTGACATGACGGCGACCTAATGGCGGCGTCCGAGCAAATCACCATTGGCGACCGGGCCGTTACCGTTTCGGAACTGTCCGTCGCCAAGGTGCGCAACTGGGTGGTTGAATCAGAAGCCGGCGCCGCTGTCGACCCTCTGAGAGCGTTCGTTTTTGATGATTGCAGCCTGGACGATTTAGCGCGCATGTGCGACATGACGGCAGACGACATGGAGCAGTACGGGCCAATGGAACTGGCTCCGCTGCGGGACAAATGCAAGGCATTCAATCCGCATTTTTTCAAGGTGCGGGAGGCTCTGATCGGAGTCTCCCGCGCAATCGAAGCGGGTCTCGGCTCGCTGATTTCGACAGAGCAATCATCGCCCTGACCGTTGCCGGCCATGGCAATGTGCTGACTTACCCTTATCGGTTATATGTGACAGCGCTGGAAGGACTGAATAGTGGCCGTCAAGCCTGAAGTCGCAGTCAAGATAACCGCCGACCCGTCAGGGTTCGTCAAGGGCGCTACGGTCGCTCAAGGATCGCTTGCCAAGCTGCAAGCACAGATGACAGGGTTTCAGGCGGTTGCGGCAAAAGGGCTGTCAGCGGTTGGTCTTACTGGTGGGTTTACGGGAATCACCGTTGCCGCGACTGCTGTTGCCGGATCGCTGGCGGCTGCCACAAAGGCGGCAGTCGAGTATGGCAACCAGCTTGACGCCACCAGCCAGCGCACTGGCGTGTCTGTCGAAAATTTGGCCAAGCTGCAATATGCCGCCAAGCTTTCAGAAACATCAGCCGAGGCGCTCACCAGCGGGCTTGTAAAGCTGGCCCCGAAGATAACCGCAGCGGCGGCAGACGCACCGGAAAGCGCGAAATTGTTCCAGCAATTTGGCATCGCCGTGCGGAATACTGATGGCACTGTCAGGGGCGCTGCTGATGTTCTGGAAGACTTGGCTGACGTGTTTTCCACGATGCCAGAAGGGCCGCAGAAGACCGCGCTGGCCGTTGAGTTTTTCGGCAAAAAAATGGGCGCCGAGTTGATCCCGCTACTTAATCAAGGCAAGGAAGGCTTGAAAGCGTTGGGCGACGAGGCCGAACGGCTCGGGCTTGTGCTGAATGAAAAGCAGACGAAGGCGGCGGCTGAGCTTGACGACAACCTGGACAAGCTTGCCCAAAGTTCAAAAGCCACATCAATCGCAATTGGCAATTTCCTCATCCCGTCGCTGAATAATTTCCTCAATACCATGCTCGCAACCAAAGAGGAGTCGACCGGCTTTATCAGCTTCGTTTCCAACTGGTTCGGCAAGGTAAAGCAGGCGGTAGTCGCTGCTAACGAAATGAAGCGGATCAACGGCGAGTTGGCAGCTTTACAGGACAGGATCAAGTCAGGCAAGGCCAGCCCGGAAGACCGTTCGCGCGTCGACGCCCTGAATGCAGAACTTGAAGCGCTGAAAAAAGTTGAACCGGCAATCGAGGAATCAAACACCAAGCGCCTGTTATATGCCAGCCAGCTTGCCGGGAAGTTGGAGCAGCTCGAAAAGCTGCGTGCAATCGCCGCTGGTGAGGCGTCTATTGATATCCTGAAGTCTGACAAAGACCTGAACGAAGCACGCCTGAAGGATGCGGAAAAGCTGCGGGACGCGCTCCGCGATGCGTATCAGTCAACGAAAAAAGACGCCATCAGCGCCGCTGATGAGGCTATCAAGCTACTCGACAAGGCGCGAGAAAAACGACAGAGCGTTGCAGATAAAAAGTTCGCCACAGAAACCAAAGACCTCGCTCCAGAGGATCAGGCGCAGCTCGCCGGGCAACGCACAATCGACATTCTCGACGAAGCGGCCTATGCAGCCGCCGCCGCCAAT